GTAGGGTGGATTGCATAAGGTGTGGCACAAACAAGGCGTCCCAGCAATTCCAGATATGCGCGGACGGCAACAATTACCGAGGAATTTGTGATGATTGTGATGTAAAGCTAAACCGCCTTGTCCTTAAGTTTATGCGGCATCCTCACGCTTTAATGCTGGCAAGTGCTTATGAGGACTCCAAATAATGGAAATTTTGCTAAAAGATGGCTCGACCTACCAGCTAAGCGATGAAGACTATATCTTCTTCCAGAATCACTATCCTGATGTAGATATAGATAAAGAGTTGCGTGAGATGAGTGCATGGTGTTACGCAAACCCTCAGAAGCGCAAGACTCACCGTGGCGCCAAGACCTTCATAAACGCATGGCTATGCCGTAGTAACAAGAGAAAGCCGTTACAGGCCACTACAGGACGAACCAGGGATAGGTCAATAGAAGATGATTTGCGGGATCATAGCTGGGCTACATGATGCCAAAATACGACTTAGACCAAATCCAGAAGCGGCTAGATATGGGGAATGATGATGAGTAGAGATTTAAAATTTAGGGCATACGAAAAGAGTGACCCTAGCACGGTCACAGAAAACTGGCAGGATTCCGATATGGTCGGCTATCAGGGGTTTGATGGTGGGGATTATTGCCATGTTGTTCAGTTCACCGGCCTCCTCGACAAGAACGGGGTGGAGATTTATGAGGGGGATATTATCAATCTTATATTCCATGATGGCGTGATTCGCTGCCGCGTTCATTGGGATGACTTCCGTGCAGGATTTAAAGCGCCGCCGGAAGATTACGAGAATTACGGCATATCCCAGGACATGAATGCGTCCAGACCATACGAGGTAATCGGCAACATCCACCAAAATCCAGAATTACTTAAAGGGGAATAACATGCCTGCAGAATCAAACACCGATATTAAAAAACTCATCAGGGAATCAAAGACATTTTCCGGTGGTGAATATTTCAAGACTGCAGACCTATGCACCGAAATAGGCTCAAACTATGACTTTACAATTCAAACCCTAGGTCAGATGGTTCAGGACGGGGGCGCCTCTAAAAAGCGGGTAAAGCGAACAGATTCCGGGGGTGTGGTGTGGGAGTATAGAAAATGCACCCTCATGCCCAAGGATTTCTTTGCAATGAGCTTTCGGCGCCATAGGAATGATGAATTAGGACTGGAGCCGTTATATCCATGGGCGGTTTTGTGAGTGGTATTCACTGGGTAATCAGAACCGAGGAGCAGCGCCTGAACTTCATAAAGGCGGCTCAGTCCCAGCCTCTGCCGTTCTCCGGCAAGCTACAGGAGCCGGCGAGCCCTAAGACCCTCAAACAGGTACGGTACGCCCACAGCATGTGCAACGCGCTTGCGGCCTATGCCCAGTGTCCGCCCGAGGTTGCAAAGAAGGATGCCAAGGTAGAATTTGGCGTCACGATAGTTTGCATGAGTGTAGTCACTGGTGACAGATCCGCCAGGTTGAAGTCATTCGCTGATTACTCCAAGAACGAAATGATCGGATTTATATCAGCAATGGAAGTTTTTCTCACAGAGCGGGGCATACCTTTTGAAACCGCGGAAACAGGGGATTAATATGAATTTAACGAAAGAACAGGTCATCTCAAGAGCATGGTCGCCGAAAGTTGAAAGTAAGGTGTCTATGTCCAGTGAGCAGGTAGATGCCCAAGTAGCGGCCTTTCTGGGCAAGGGAGGGCAGATCAACAAGATAGGGTCCAGCACAGCGCCACACACAAGCTACGCGGCCAATGGGAACCGATAATGGCTAAGAAATACGCCTGTAAGGCCAGCAACTGCGATAATAAATTCGAGAAGACGTTTAGCACTACACAGAATGTATGCGGGGTAAGGTGCGCTATAGCATTGAACGCGGAAACCAGAGAAAAAAAGAAAAACTCCCAGATTACACAAAACCGCAAGGCCCTTCGGGAGCATAACCGCAGAAATGTACGCTGGCAGCACAAGCTCACCCAAAAAGCGTTTAATCGCATGCGCGTCTTGGAGGAAATGGAATGGTTCAGGACACGAGGGTTGGAACCGGAGTGTATCAGTTGCGGCAAAACCCGCATGGACTGGTGCTGCGGCCATTTCAAGACCGTAGGAGGTCATGGCGAATTACGTTACGATCGTATGAACACCCACCTTCAATGCAACCGCAATTGCAATATGGCGCTCAGCGGTAATATCAACGGTAACAAGACCTCACGCGGATATTTACAAGGGTTGTATGACCGATATGGAGGGGAGCAAGCGCGAGAAATTATTGACGCATGTGAGACAGCGACCGACCGGAAGCCCTGGACCTGGGAAACCCTGGAATCCATAAGAGTGAAATTTAACGCTAAAATACGAAGAATGGAGGAATTATGAGTGGAACAATGAAAAGAAAACACCTAAAAGGGATAATGAGAGAATTAATTGTCTACCTATCAGAAAGGGTAGAAAAACAGTTCACAGCCCACCAAATAAGCAATTTTCTAGCCGTGGGATCATCCAGAGCATCCACCTATATTTTAAGGTTGGTCAAAAAAGGCGCAGTCAAAATCACAAAACGCGGGAAACGCGCTGCTTATGAGGTTATCCCGCATCTGATTCAGGAGGAATTATGACGCCCCCAAGGGGCAAGCAAGCCCCGCAAACCATTGAATCTCTACAGGAGATAATGGCTGCAGATGCTGTATTGTTTGAGGCGATCGACACAGAAAGATTGGAGTTGAAGAAAGCCAACCGGAAATTACGCATTAAATTACTACACTTGAGGCGGAACAAATGAAAATCAAAGACGGAGCCACAATAGCCGGCCTGGATATCAGGATGCGCCCAGCCCTGATTGCGGCTGACAAGATATGGGAGAGCCTGGGACAAGATCTTGTTGTTACCTCTGGACTTGACGGTACTCATTCAGCGGGAAGCCTGCATTATTACGGGAGGGCCCTGGATTTTCGGACTAGATATTTCTCTGAAACTGACAGACATCTTGCCGCGGCTAGGCTCAGAGAACAGGCCGGCGAGCAATATGATGTTGTCGAACACAGCTCACACATTCACATAGAATTCGATCGCAAGTCATAATGTGTTAAAATAACGGCTCAGAGAAATCTGAAAAACCAATTAAACAAATAGGAAATTAATCATGCTAACTTTGAAATTTAACACCTACCACCCAGAAACCCCACTAGGCGGGAAATCCACCACTGTAAGCTGCCGTTCTTTTAATTCCTTCGAAGCTCCTCCTGATGAGTGTGGAGTTAAGCAGGAGCCAAGAATAACCATTGTCACATATGACGGGCAGACCGAGCAGGAAGGGGTGGAGCGCCACATTAGTAATTTGAGCGGCGATTACACTAGCTGCTGGGTGACAAACTCCACTGGAAAGACCATTGATCATTACAAGGCGGCATCTCCTGAAATTAAAGGTACAGGTGCAGGCTAAACAACGGCTCTTGTGAGGGATTATGACCATATTTCAACAGCTATATGATAATGAGATAAATTTTTCTCTCAACACGTTTTGGGATGCTGGGTTTGAGGTGAAGCTTGGTGACCGCATGAACGGCTTTATTTTAAGGAGAAAATAATGTCAGACAAATTAACAGCATCAGAAGCAGTATATGGTTTTGCGGCATGGTTAACAACCAAGGTAGACAGGGTTACGTTCAGTTCTAGCGATGACGCTGCTCCTGCCGCCGAGCTTGTTGGTCAATTCTGCAAAGAAAATGGTTTAGAAGATCCGCGCAATGGCTGGGAGAACAACCTTATTCATCCATATGGCGAGTGTAGTGGCCCGGCAATCTAACGAATTACGGCGCTGCCACCAGTAACGCAGGGAACAGAGGCGGTGGAAATCAAAGGCCCCCTGTCCGCGCCACCATAAGGAGAAACGATGAGCAAATGCAAGGTACACAACACCCCTAGCCCCTGTTTATCCTGTGAGATGGACAGACAGACCCAAGCTATTTGCGGCTCAATAAATCGCATTGGTCTACTGCTAGTGTGCTTGGGCCTTGGATTAATTGCTATCGGTGAGCTTTTGAAGTGATTCGCTATAAGATTATCAAAACCACTCCAGAGGGCTATAAATATGAGCTGACAGACACTGAGGTTTGGCAGCTTGGCAGCAAATTTATTAGATACGATGTCGTCACAGAGTATTTTTCCCTCATTACAGGCCAGTTAATGGGCCATTCAGGCTTTCGTTGGGATGGCGCTACCGCTGCCTTTGACCGCGGCTTCATGGACGGGAGCTGCAAACATGACATACTTTGCAAAATGTTTGAGGCTGGAATGCTGCCTATGAGCTTATGGGGAGCTGCAGCCAATGAAATGAGGATAACAAATAAATTCGAGGGTATGCCCTGGATTCGCAGACAATGGACCTGGGCCGGCGTGTCTATATGGGGGATAATTAAAAGATGGGTAATGTAACGATAATTGAGCCGGCTATAGATCAATCCGAATGTCCGGAGTGGGCCAAAAAGGCATTTGATGAGGGTCATTTCTTTAAAACTGCCGTCAATCGGGTTGAAGAACTTGAGGCCCAACTCGCTAAACGCTCCATATTACAACGCATTACAGCCTGGATAGACCGCCAATTCCCCAATAGGTGACAAATGTTGCTATAATGGTCCTCTAACGCATGACTTGAGATGAAATTATGGCTGCTCCCAGACCCACTGGGCCTATCACGACCCAAACTAGTACATTTGTAGCAAAAATCCCAGGAGAGCGGCAAGGCACTACTCTTTTGGTGTCCGGCGTATTCAATGGATCAACAGCCACAGCAGGCTATGAGACCGACGATGGTACGATTGTTGACTTCACTGGAACTGACGCTGTGCTTACCGCCGATGGTGAAATATCCGTTGTTGGCGGCAATGGCCTAAAGATTCACCTTACTACGACAGTTGCAAACCCTACGGGTATCAACGTCTTAGCGACTTACTGGTAGGGGAATATCATGGCAAAAGGAATAGCATTTAAACCTGTATTGGCTGGTGCTGGTGCCGGCGCCGCTTTAGACGGCACTAACACATGGACTGGCGTTAACACCTTTGACGCCCAGGTTCAATGGAGCAAAGGCGCAGACGTAGCCAGCGCTACAGCCCTCCCAATCCTCACAGACGGCAATTATTTTGATGTAACCGGAACTACCACGATTACCTCAATTGCCACCACAGGGAAGGTAGGGACGGTTATACGGCTTCATTTCGATGGCATCCTGACATTAACCCACAACGCGACTGATTTAGTCCTTCCTGGGGCCGCAAATATTACAACTGCCGCGGGTGATGAATTTACCTTTGTTGAATTTGCTTCAGGTGATTTCCGCTGCGTGGCCTATGCCCTGGCAAGCGGTAAAGCTGTTGTTGCAGGTATCACTGCCGTTGTAGATGACACTAGTCCCCAGGCTGGCGGCGATTTCGACATGAACGCCAATCAGATGCAGTGGAGCAAAGGAGCCGATGTTGCAAGTGCTACTGCGCTCCCGGTCTTGACTGATGGTAACTACTATGATGTTACTGGCACCACAACTATCACCAGCATCAATACCACAGGTGGTGCAGGCACATTAATTAAGCTGCACTTTGATGGCATATTGACGCTTACACACAATGCGACAGACTTAATTCTCCCAGGTGCTGCGAACATTGTGACCGCGGCAGGCGATGAGTTTGAATTCACTGAATATGCGACTGGTGATTATAGGTGCACTGGATATGCCCTGGCCAGTGGTGAGGCAGTTGTAGGGGGCGGCGCAGCTGGTGCTGTCTTGGCGGATGGCACTGTACCCATGACGGCTGACTGGGTATTTGGCGGCTTTGCTTTGTCGGGTGTTGACAAGCTTACTATTATAGGCGACCAGACCACCACCGACACCGTTTCTCTAACGTCAACTACGCACACCAGCGGAGAATTACTGAAGGTTAATGGTAATTCTTCAAGCACCACCGCCAGAAGCGTTGTAGATTTTACTCAAGACAATATCTCCGCGATTAATGCCAAGGTACTGACGATAAAGCAGGATGCAGCAGAGGACGCCGTATTTATAGACCAAAACGGCAACGGTACGTCTATCTTTATTGATTCAGAGGCGACCACTGAGCCGGTCATACGGTTTAGTTCCCCGGCTAATACCACACAACCGGTGGTATTATTTGAGAATGTTAACAGCCTCACGTCATCTGGTATAATTCGGGCGCTTAGCAATGCTGCCAGCACAAGTGCAAGAAAGCTGGTTGAAATTTCAAATGGGCAGTCGGCCGCTATTGGAGCTACCGTTCTGCACCTGGAACAAGCCGCCGCGCAGGACGCCCTGTTTATAGATATGAACGGCAACGGCACCTCTATTGAACTGGATTCAGAGGCGACCTCTACACCTGTAATTAAGTTCAATGCACCCGCCAATGCTAATAGCCCTGTGCTTTTTATTGAAAACGCTAATAGCCTGACTTCTGCTGGAATGATTCGGGGCACCAGCAATGCCGCTAGCTCAGAGGCCAGAAAATTAGTGGAGTTTTCAAATGGCCAGTCTGCCGCTACTGGAACTACCGTTGCTGTGTTTGAGCAAAACGCAGCTAATCAAGTAATGATACTCGATCAAAACGCCACGGCAGCGGGATCATCCTTCATTGATTATCAAGGTACGGCAGCAGCCAATGCCACAGGTCCGGTAAGCACCTTTACCACCTCCGGTGCCACGACTAACCACATCCAGATAGAGATTAACGGCACCAAGGCATGGATAGCAGTATCAACTAACGATCCATCATAAAGGGAAGGAACGTGACTGAAAACGAAATGCTCACCAAGATTGCAGGCTTGGAGGCCGCGTTAGCTAAAAGAAAAGAACAACTCAACAATGCCCTGGATGATGCGGTGAATATCCATGCCAATTTGGTACTGACACAGACACACAATAACGAGTTGTTGCAGACCAATCGAAATTTAATGGAAGAATTAGCACGCCTGGACCTTGATAGGAACAAAGGGACTGTTATTCCGTTTATTGATACCGCAGCAGGAACGTAATCAATGCTGAAAGCCTGTGCCCTGGCCATTATTCTGTGTACCTCCAGCGCCCATGCTATAGATGTAATGATGGTATTCACCCCCAGCGGGGCCAGAGAGGCCGTAGTCAAGACGCAGGCAGCAGACCCGGCTTATACGGTTTTAAAGGGCGTGAACGATACCTTTGAGGCAGCATACGACAAGCGCCCGTTTACCCTCCTGGCATCCTACTATCAAGCCACAGGGGCGGATTACAGCGATACTGAGCAAATGCATAGGGAGCTAGTCAAAAACGGCTCACCCTGGGCACGAAAGACTAGATTACAGAGTGTTAACGCAGGCGCAGATATTACGATAGTTGTATGGGGCTTGGATGACAACACAGATCGGCGGTCAGCAGGGATGGCTTTATCTGGCTCCCACTACATTTTGGTTCGCGGTAAATACTTTGGGGAGGATTTCATTATTGAGCATGAGTTAGGGCATGAGTTAGGCCTACATCACAGCGACGATCTATCGTCAATTATGAGTGTAGACCCCAACAGGAACCGCCAGGGCTTCACTGAGGGCGAGATTGACCAGATGAAATGGCCAATAGTTTATGCCGAGAGCAACGTCCGCCGAAGGGATAAATGCACCGGCAGAGTCATACATGAGGTAGAATACCCCTAATAGTTACGTTTTGGACGTTCATATGCCATTAAAGAAAGGCAAATCCAAGAAAGCGGTTAGTTCAAATATTCGTACTCTGAAAAAGGAGGGGCGAAGCCAGAAGCAAAGTGTGGCGATCGCCTTGAGCAAAGCCGGCAAATCCAGAAAGAGGAAGAAATGAAGAATTTGGCTGAAAATATACACAGGCTACTCTATAGAGATGGCCGCGTATACTGGGCTGTAAGCGGCCACGGGCCTCCCAAAAAAGGAAGTAGGGCCGGTTCCATAAGCCCTGTCCATGGGTATAGGTCAATCACGCTAAGCGGAAGCAGCTACTACGAACACAGAATTGTATATTTTATGCACAACGGCTGTCTCCCTCAAAATATTGACCATATCAATGGGGATAGATCAGACAATCGAATAGAGAATCTAAGGAAGGCGACCCAGCGCCAAAACTGCCAGAACCAGATAATCCCTAAAAACAACAAATCAGGGCATAAAAACGTGGCCTGGAACAAAAAAGAGGGTAGATGGTCGGTGAGAATATGTATCGATGGAGTCAGAAAGTTTTTTGGCTACTATGATGATGTGGAGTTTGCTGGGTTAGTGGCTACTTCGATCAGAGAAAAATATCACGGCGAATTCGCCTGTCATGGAGTAAGATAATTATGCCCTCACATACACCGAAAGAACGGAAAAAGAAAGGCATTAAGCGCGGCAAGAAGGGCAGGATCACCAAGGCCAAGAAGCGCAACACAGGCCACAATACCGGCCATAACAAGGGCACGACCTTTGAGTAAGGAAACCTGGGAGGGTTAGTGAACACTAATGAACATAGAGACAATACAATACCCAAAACGCCCTGGTATTTTCCCAATAGAAAATATGAGTATAAGGGATATGATCAGTGTGGATTTTTACAATTACGCCCTTATTCATAAAATCAATATTAAAGGCAATACGCTAGATATCGAATTTATGGATTTAGATGGGAATCCATGCTCGAGATATAAACCTGAATATCATTGTAGTGCGCACTAATGGCAGGCGGCAGACCCCCTAAGTACGGCCCTAAGCTTCTTGAGGCAGCGAGAGAGTACCTGAAGGAATGGAAGGACGATGATGAGCAGGCTCTGCCCACCATTGCAGGGTTAGCACTGCACATTGGAGTGGCCAGGGAGACTTGTCATGTATGGGCTAAAGATGAAGACAAGGCCGAGTTTTCTCACATCTACAGAGATTTGATGGCCCAGCAGAACTTTGTGTTGGCCAACAAGGGCATTACAGGTGAGTTTAATTCAACCATAACCAAGCTCATGCTCACCAAGCATGGCCTCTCCGACAAGTCCGAAGTCAAAGCGGATATTGATGCTGTGATAGATGTGAACTGGGAAGTAACGGTAGTAGGCGAATAAATGCCTAAAATGAAGATACCGCGCAAGCTTCTCCCTTTCCTCAAAAAGAAAAAGCGATTCAAGATAGCCCTGGGTGGTCGGGGTTCAGCCAAATCCATGACCTTTGCTGACCTGTGTTTGATGGACGCCCAGACCCACGCGATTAAGACAGCTTGTTTCCGTGAATACCAGAACTCCATTGATGACTCAGTGTTAGCCCTCCTCACGGCCGAGATAGAGCGCCTAGGGCTTAAAGGCTTTGATTGCCAGCGTTCCAAGATACTCCTGGGTGCTGATGAGGTATTTAAGTTCCGTGGCTTAGCGCGCAATCCAGAGGGCGTCAAGTCCATGCACGGCTTCAAGCGGTTCTGGGTGGAGGAAGGCCAGACCATGAGCTTTCAATCCATTAAGGCTCTAACCCCCACACTACGGGAAGAAGACTCAGAGATATGGATAAGCGCCAACCCATTGAGCAGAGCAGACCCATTCAGCCAACGCTTTATTGTGCCCTTCCTCAAGGAGCTGATGGCCGATGGCTACTATGAGGACGATTTACACCTTATCATCTGGGTGAATTACCACGATAACCCCATGTTCCCCGCGGTACTGGAGCAAGAGCGGGCGCATGATGAAAAGACTTTATCTAAGGCCCTGTATAACCATATCTGGCTGGGTCATTTCTATGACGAGACTGAGAACAGTATTATTCCTGTTGACTGGTTTGATGCCTCCATTGATTCCCATGTAAAACTTGGCTTCAAGCCCCTGGGTGCCAAGATCGTAGCGCATGACCCCTCAGATACCGGTCCAGATGCTAAGGGATTGGCTATGCGGCACGGTAGTGTTGTGTTGGATGTAAAGGAAAACCCGCACGGTGATATCCATGATGGCTCTGAATGGGCGATTAACTACGCTATAAGCCAGGGCGCTGACCACTACCGCTGGGATGGCGACGGTATGGGTGTTGCCTTGAAGAAGGGCGTGGCGGCTGAGCTGAATGGCAAGAAGATAGAATTTGAGATGTTCCTGGGTTCTGGCTCTGTTGATGACCCTGATAGGGTCTATGAACCCCTGGCCCACACAGAGCGCAAGGCCAAGAAGATTAAAGACACCTTCAGGAACAAGCGAAGCCAGTATTACTGGGCGTTACGGGACAGATTTTACAAGACTTACCGGGCTGTAGAGCATGGAGAATACCAAGACCCCGATGAAATGATATCATTGTCATCAGATATCGAGAACATGGACCAACTCAGGGCAGAGCTTTGTCGTATTCCTCTTAAGAATAGTGGAAACGGTTTTATCCAGATTATGAGCAAAAAAGAGATGGCAGCACAATCACCCCCAATCGACTCTCCCAACATGGGCGATTCAGTCATGATGTTAATGCCGCCCCCTCCTGCCGAGGTCCAGACTGTTGACATAACCTTTAAGAGCGCATGGAACTAATATGGCATCCTTTGAAGAACACGGCGATGTATTACAGCTTCTGCAAGAGGCGCAAGATGCCGACCACGATAACCGGGAGGTGGTTAGGACTGTTCACCATTTCCTTGATAAACCCGATGGCCAGTGGGAACCGGATGTCTCCCAAGCCCTGAGAGGGCGCCCCCGCTATACGTTTGACCGGTGTAATGACATTGTAGACAGCATCGCCGGTCACATTGAGAGCGCCGACTTTGGTATCAAGGTAAAGCCTGCAGGCGGTGAGGCCACCCAGGACATAGCGAAAATCTACGATGGGTTGATTCGTAACATCCAAAACATATCCAGCGCCCCCCGTATTTACACCAAGGCCGCAAGAAACATGGTCGCCGCGGGGCTTTCGGGCTGGGAGGTTGTGCAGGATTGGGGCAGTGATAACTCCTTTGACCAAGACTTGCTGATTCGTCAGGTTCCCAACTGGGTAGATACAGTATGGTTTGACGCCACCGCGGTAGAGGAAACCATGGAGGACGCCAAGTTTGCCTTCAAATTAAAGTCTATGGCCATGGCTGACTATGAGGCAGATTTTCCCAAGGGCTCAAAAATCTCTGTCAGTGATGCGCGTACCCGTGAGGTCTACCACGACAAGGCCAGCGATACGATTACCATAGGCAGCTTTTACTACAAAGACCCAGTAGAGCGTGAAATTGTTGAGATGACCAACGGGGCCGTGTATGTGGTGGATGAGAAGTTTGAAAGCATTGAGGATGAGCTAGCAGCCCAGCAAATCACAGTGAAGCGGCGCCGTACTCGTGAGATTGACGAAATTAAGATGCGCCTCTTCGATGGTGGAGACTGGTTAAACGATGTCCAAGACACAGTTTTCCAGCTAATTCCCCTGATTCCTGACTTTGGCAACTTCAAAATATCCGAGAACAAGGTCATCTACTGGGGCGTTATCACCAAGAAAATGGACGCCCAACGGGTATTTAACTACGCCAGATCAAGGCAAATCGAGGAAGGCGCCCTTGCTCCGAGGGAAAAGGTCTGGATGACCCGCAAGCAGGCTGAGTCTGATACAGCGTCCCTGGAGACTATGAACGTCAATGCCGACCCAGTACAGTTCTATACGCCAGATGACACCCAAGGCGCATTGCCGCCCTTCAAACTGGGAGGCCCACAGATAAACCCTGGACTCAGCGAGATAAGCGCGTCTGCCCAAGTTGACCTACGCTCGGGTATCGATGTTCCTGGCCAGCCTGTGGGCTTAAGGTCCGGTGTTGCTGTTGAGCTGGAGCAAGACGACGAAGACATTAAGGATGTCAAATACTTTGGCTCCCAGGAAGTGGCCATTTGTTACACAGCCAAGGTCATGCTTACCGCTATCCCCAAGATATACGACGCTCGGCGGCAGATACGGGTATTGGGCGAGGATGGTAAGTCAGATATGGTGACATTGAATGACCAAGTATTTGACCAAGACACCAATGAAATGGTTGAAATCAACGACCTGTCCCAAGGCGTTTATGATGTTACCTGTATTGTAGGACCGGCATTCAAGAACCGCCAGAGTGAAACTACCGCTTCATTCCTTGTGATTTCCAAGATTGACCCCTCTATCCTGCAAGGCGGCAAGGACATCTGGCTTAACAACATCAACACCCCCGGAATGAGTGATATGGCAGAGCGGGCCAGGGTTCAGCTTATCCAGCAAGGTCAAATCCCTTTCGAGCAAATGACCGACGAGGAGAAGACAGCAGCCCAGCAAGCAGCAGAAGCCGCGGCAAACCAGCCCCCACCCCAAGACCCCCTGATGATCGCCGCCCAGGCCGAGCTTGTTAACTCGGAATCATTGGCCCAGGAGCGTCTGGCCAACACGGAAATAGAACGAAACAAACTCCAAATGAAGAACTTTGAGCTGCAGTTGAAAGAAATGGATTTGGACGGCAGAGCACAGAAGGAGCAAAACAAGTTTATTCTGGATCAAAACGCGCAGCAGAACGACAACTTATCCAAGCAAATCAGTTCCTTGGCCGACCTTATCAAAGGATTTGGTATTGAGGCACTTGGTGGCGCCGCCCCGGCCACCCTTATTGCTCAGCAGGGCTCTATCGTGAATGAAACCCAGGACGCTATTGATAACCAGCAGTGATTTAGGCTGTTAGTTCCTCCGGCACATCCTGTGTCTCTGGTTCGTGGCCGTCTATCCGCATTAGGTAGGACTCAGGCCAGCACGGGCTTGAATCCCATGAACACGACAAGTCTTTGTCCGTTTCCCACCACTGCCCGGATATGTCCTCCACATCCGTTGGCTGATCTACTTGCTTGATTACTGTAAGGGTTTTCCCTTGGTGGCCGCAGAATGACCGAATCACCACACACAAACACCCAGGCTCTATAGGTTTCATGGCTACAATGCTCCTAAGAATTGATCGAATGAGCCAGCTATATGGGCGCTCTTCTTAGACTCAGCGACCCTAGATATTTCTTCCCACATTCCGTCTGTCCAAGGCAAAGAATCCTGAAATCTGTATTTTGATTCGCATGCCATACAATGGCTCCTCAACTCAACAGCTACAGCTTGCTCTGAAAACATTGGCCAGTCTGTCGCGCAGCAGCTACATTTCATCATTCCCCTTCCCTCACTTATGATGCTGACTTGTCAGTACTCACTGAGCTATAGCAAAATCCATTGTCGTAAATAAAAGAATTACCCAGTCTCAACTCCTTCAAAAGCGCCTTAATGGCCCTAAACTCGGCGTCTGTGGCGTATACATCGCGCCTCAGATAGCCTTTAGCCTTGTTCCTGGCGCGGAATGCCTGGACCTTTGGGGTGCTGCTTTTCTTCATGATCCCTCCTCCATTGATGCTGCGATGCTTGCTTGTCTTGAATACTCACCAAAATACTTCTTTTCCGCCGCCTCTCTGGCCGTGATAGCGTCCTGAATGTCAGAGAAATAGCCTAAATGCTTTCGTTTGCCGCTCTTGGATATCTTTGCACTCCATTTTTTAGCGCCTTTATCCCATGAAACCCCGGTAAATCCAGTAGAACTATTTTTATGTATCTTCCGGTTCATGCCGTTTTGTGCATGAGTCCCTTCACGAAGATTCGACGGCCTGTTGTTTGAGACAATTCCATCTCTATGGTCTATCTCTTTAGGCTGCCGACCGTGAGCAAGGAAGAAAATAACCCGATGGGCGGCATACATTATCCCTTTGAATCTTACGCGCCTATAGCCATCCGGGCGCCGTGAACAAGCAATACTTCCTATCCTGGGTCGCAATTTGTGAGCGCGCCATATCAGTCGGCCATCTTCATGGCTAAAAGTCTCGCCTATATCGTCCGGAATTAGCTTGAACTTACACATAAATACCCCTGTTTTCCGGTAACTATACGCCTTTTGCCGGTAAACTCTAATAGTATTTAGCTATTGGGGTGTAAATTATGGGCGAGTTAAACAATCGTGATACAATCAAGGCTGAATTGACAGTACGCGACTGCTTCGCGGGAATAACTCTTAAGTGAGGCAACCATGACACAGCTACAAACTGATGCGGCACCTGCTGCCGATACACAAGCAGCAGACCCCACACAGCAAGCCACTGGTTCGGCGTTAGCAACCGACCCTGGAGACAATCAGGGACAACAAACACAGGACGATGGTAAGGCAAAGGTTGAGTTTGATCCTGAACAACAGGCCATTCTCAATAATGCTGTAAACCGGCAACACGGGAAGTTCAAAGAAGAGCAGCGCGGACACCAAGATACGCAAGCACTGCTTCTCAAGAGTCAACAGGACTTAGCCGCACTGCAGTCTCAGCAGCCAGGGCCGATCATACCGCCAATGCCGGATTCATTTGACGATGATTTCGACGAGAAGGTGGTGATACGTGACGCAGCCATTGTCGCAGTAGCGCAGCATGAGCAAAATCAGGCATACATTGCTCAGGCCAACGCTAATGCACAACAACAGGCGCAACTGCAGACCCAGGAAGTCCAGGCTCAGAATGCCCAGACGCTGGTGGAAAACTCTGCAAAGCTTGGTATTTCGAACGATGATCTAGGTAAGGCAGCGGCTGTTGTGGGTAGTTACAACATATCCACGGAGCTTAGAACTGGCCTTATGACAGACCCTGATGGCCCGGTGATGCTGGCATACCTTGCGGCAAACCCATTGGAGATAGAAGCCCTGCAATCTATGGGTGTTTTCGACGCTTCAAACCATTTGGGCACAGTGATTCGCCAGAAAGCCAGCGCGCTTAAACCCAAAACCAGTGGTGCCCCTGACCCGCCAACTCTTTTACATGGAAATGGCAAGCCGGAAGATAAAGACCCGGCGAACAAAGGGACGACATTTGAATAGGAACTAGCTCATGGCTACCCCTCCCAATAATCTTGGAAGTAACACAACCGAGGACTTGCTGCGTAAGTTTATGCCGCACTTTGAGTCCTCACGTGTTTCGTCTAAGTCTGTAAACACACAGCTTATCCAAAGCAGATTTACCCCGCGTACTGGTGGCGAAGTCTCAGTGAAACGCCCTACCATGTACCAATCACTGCGAACATCCGGTGGTGATATTTCAGCATTGGATAAGTCCCCTATCATTGCCGGTAAGGCCACTGCAATTGTCCAGGACTACATCACTGTCCCCATCGAATGGGATGACATTGAGGAAGCCCTGGAGCTTGACCAGCTGGACGAACTGCTGAAACCCGCGGCACGGCGCATTGTGACCGATCTTGAGGTGAGCCTCAGTGACTTCATGATGAAAAACGCTGGCTTATCCCAAGGTACAGTAGGAACCGCTATTACTACGTGGGGTGATGTAGCTAGTTTTGCCTCCCTGATGCGTGCTACCGGCGTCCCTGCAGATAAGAATTGGTGGGCGCAGCTTGACCCGTTCACTGTTCAAGCCTTGGCAGATGCTCAAGGCGGATTGTCTTCAGGTGACAACAACCTCGTTAATACCGCGTGGCAGGATGCCATGATTAGCCGTGATTTCGGTGGTATGCGAGCCATGTTGTCTAATTCGCTCAGTTCTTACACTACTCCTAGTGATGCTGACCGCGTAGGCGCCCTGAGTTCAAACCCAGATGTCACCTATGTAACCTCCAAAGACACCAGGCAGCAAACTCTGGTACTCAAAGACCTGGATGCAACGATTACCATCGTTCCGGGTGATGTGATTGAGATTACCGGTGTTAATCGGGTGAACGTGGATAACCACTTGACTGCACGCGGTGCATCCGGTGCAGCTATCCCCTGGCGTGCGACGGTTGTAACAGGCGATACGGCGATTGCTGGCGTGGCTACTATTGTAGTATCTGGCCCTGCAATCTTCAGCTCTACGGATACGGCCTATAACACGGTTGATGTTGCCCCGGTGACCAACGATGTTGTGACCATTCTGGGTGCCGCGTCAACGGTTCTGCAGCCAAGCCTGTTCTACCATCCTGACGCCTTTGGTTTGGCAAGCGTGAAGCTGCCTAAGCTGGCTGCTACTGACACGGTAGCGGTTACTGAGGATGGCATGTCTATCCGCGTGACTGAGTACTCAGACGGTGATGCCAACAAGCATAAGATTCGTTTTGACTTGCTGCCGGCGTTTGTCGTGTTCGATCCCTTGATGGCCGGTACTGGCTGGGGTTAATCCTAACGGGGTCAGCTAATACAGTGGCCCCAAGTTTCAAGGAGTGACCATGGCTGAGACTGCCGGAAGTGTTATCAAGTCTGCCCTGCAAGAAATTCTTGTGCAGGCATCTGAGGCCCCTTTAGAGCCTGATGAAACCATAGACGCCCTGTTGTACATGAATCGCTTCATGGCAGAGCAGGCGGCTAACGGTATCGCCCTGGGCTTTACAGAGGTTGACGATACCAGCGACGAAATTACCATCCCAGGCGGCGCTATCAACGGCTTGGTATTCAATCTGGCCATGAAATTAGCCCCGCAATTTGGCAAGGTGGTTAGTATCACGCTTGCTACGAATGCCAAAGATGCCTTAGCCACCATGCGAAACATCGCTGTAACGATTGGCCGCTCCCAGTTCCCCAATACGCTGCCCAGAGGATCAGGCAACGAGGATGATGGAGTACGCCAAGACCAATTTTACCCGGACCATGGAGGTCAAATTCTGACCGAGCAAACAGGCCCGATATTGCTAGAGGACGATACAATTGCCTGATACTAATGACCCAGATACTAATTCAGTTGGTAGCTTTGGTGTAAAGAAAAGTGACTTTACCCAACAGACTACGGCCTTTGATGGCACTGCAACCATTGATGTTGTGGTTAATGGCCAGAATATAAAGCAAACGATTGATGATTTCTTTCAGTTCGCCACTCTGGCTGTATTGCAGCCTGTGGGTGGGGCTGGTGTTACGCCTATCCTTGAGATTGCGGGCGCTGATAACAATATCCGCGGTATTTCAGACGGCCCAGGCATCTTGTCCACCATCACGGGCTTTAATGATGTGGAGATTAAGCATAATCTTCAAAGAGGCTCGGGTGGAGCAGCTGTTTTTACCGATATCGGGGCAGCTAGTCCGATTATAGGCGATATCATTGCCGGCCCAGGCATATCCACTGCAGTAGTCCCCGGGGGTGTGCAAGTCGCAGTCTCAGGTGCGCCGGTAGCGACGAAAACCGTCATCATTAACACTATCAGTGACTTCCCTACCGCAGTTTCTGGTGTAATTACATTAGCTGCGAATACGGATTATTTTCTGACTAACGATATCACGACATCAGACCGATTCGATGTCAGTGCAAGTAATATTGTAGTGCGGGCCTCAGACTCTTCTATTATTGCTCTTACCTATACAGGCACAGGTGATATGTTCACGGGTGTGGATGCCACTTTCCGGCTGGGGCGTATAACTATCACTGCTGCGACAGGTCGTTGCTGGAATATGACAAGCACTACTGGACTGGGTATGTTCAAATTCATTGATGGCACTATAAGCAATTGCGATAAAGTCGGCTTGATCGGGGGTACTGGCTTAGGGTTCGGTGAAGCACAGATTAACAATTTGGATATATTAGGAATCGTCACAGACGGAATAGAATTTACGGGGACCATCCGTGCCTTTT